AGCAACGGCGCTATCACAGGGCGTATGACACATCAGTCACCTAACATGGCTCAGGTTCCTTCTAGTCACAGCCCTTATGGACATGAATGTCGCTCATGTTGGACTGTTCCTAGTAGTACTAAGTTAGTCGGCTTTGACGCTAGTGGTCTGGAGTTGCGGATGTTAGCTCATTATATGGACGACAAGGAGTTCACAGATGTCCTGCTTACAGAAGACATACACACAAGAAACCAAATGGCTGCGGGTCTTGAAACGCGACCTCAAGCTAAAACTTTCATCTATGCTTTCCTATACGGAGCCGGAGATGCAAAGATCGGAACTATCGTTGGAGGAAGCGCAAAAGATGGTTCACGCCTTAAACAAAGATTTCTCAGAAATACACCTGCTCTTGAAAATTTGCGAGAGCGAGTTGGTAGAGCAAGTGGTAGAGGATATCTTAGAGGACTTGACGGAAGGAGACTTCACGTTAGATCAGAACACGCTGCACTGAATACGTTACTACAAGCAGCAGGAGCTATCGTAATGAAGAAAGCTCTGGTGCTTTTAGATGACTATGCACAGCAGTGGAACCTTAACTATAAATTTATAGGGAACATACATGATGAAGTCCAAACGGAAGTGTCAGAGAAACATGCGGAGAAGTTCGGCTACCTTGCGGTTGAGTGCCTCAAGGCAGCAGGACTCGCGTTCGACCTCAGATGTCCCCTCGACGGGGAATACAAAGTTGGAAACACATGGGCGGAGACACACTAATGGGAAGTAGACAAGTGGCTTTAAACAACGATGGAACTAGGAGAAGACCTATTTCTGAAAGCGCACAACGAAAGGGAGACTTTGCTGAGTACTACGCAGTAACGTGGTTGTGGGACAACGGTTACGAAGTTTTTCCCAACGCTGGTAGCAACGGTCCGATAGACATGGTTGCTTTTAAAGACGGGGGAATAACTTTAATAGACGTTAAAACACTCTATGCAGACAACCCTGACAAACCTCCCATGTCGGTATCAGCTACTAGATCCCAAGAACAGAAAAATCTAGGAGTTGTTCTCTTAGGTTTTGCGCCTGAAACACGTAAACTCAGATGGATAAACCACCATGAAAAACACGTATAACTTAGTCAGCGACATCTACAAACTTGTAGAGTCAAAAGAAGTAGCAGAAGGTGTAGACATTGACGCTTGCATTGAGAAGTTCGGTGAGAATGTCAAGGACCTTATGCGAAAGGAGTTCAAAGAAGTACGTGACGACAGCCGCAAGCTTCGTATGTCCAACATAGGACGTAAGGATAAGTTCCTCTGGAGCGTCTACAACGACGTAGACAAAGGTGAAGACATCACTCCACCTACCTACGTTAAGTTCCTCTACGGACACATCATAGAAGAACTACTTCTGTTTCTCACTAGAGCAGCAGGACACACGGTCACTGACGAGCAGAAGAAGTGTGAAGTCAACGGCATCAAAGGTTCTATGGACTGCAAGATCGACGGGATTGTGACAGACGTGAAGTCTGCGTCCACCTTCGGTTTTAAGAAGTTCAAAGACGGATCATTAGCCTATGACGATCCTTTTGGTTACGTCGCTCAGATCAAAGGCTATGCCCACTCTGAAGGCGCTACTAAGTTCGGCTGGTTAGCTATGGACAAACAACATGGACACCTGACTTACCTACTGTACGATACAGAGGACACACAGGCTCCTATTTACGACTTGATCTCTTACGACATAGGCGAAAGGATCAACGAAATAAAAAAGATGGTAGAGCAGCCAACGCCACCCGAAGTTTGCTACGAGTCCTTACCGGACGGCAAAAGTGGAAATCGGAAGTTAGCCGTAGGTTGCTCATATTGTGTTTACAAAAAGCAGTGCTGGCCCTCCGTAAGAGGATTCCTGTACTCCACTGGTCCACGTTATTTAGTAGAGGTAAAAAATGAGCCGAAGCCACTTGAAATCACCGTTTCGTAGTAAGTTTGAAGAAGATGTTGCTAAGGTTCTTACGAAGGGTTTTGAATATGAACCCTTTAGAGTTCCTTACATAATAAAGAGAGAGTACTGCCCGGACTTCGTACACGAAGCCACAGGTACTCTAGTGGAGTGCAAAGGATTCTTCAGAGAAGGAGACACTAAGAAGTACAAGAGTGTCAGAGACTGCCTACCGGACCACCAGCGTCTTGTCTTTGTTCTTATGAAGCCTGAGAAGAAGATCAGGAAAGGAGCAAAGATGACAATGGCCCAGTGGTGCGAAAAAGAAAACATAGCGTGGTACAGCAGAGACACATTAAAGGAGTTGATTAGGGATGTCACTAACACTGGAGGAAATTAAAGAACGACTGTTGAAGACCTACGATCCTGAAGACTTTCTTGAAGCGTTAAACATAACGTCAGAAGAGCTTTTAGACAGGTTTGAAGACAAGTTAATCAATAGGCTAGATGATTTTGAAGAGGAATTAGAAGTTGAAGAGGAGGACAAAGATGAGACTGAATGAGGTAACACCGGAACAGTGGGACTCAGTGTCCAGACCGGAACACTACAACACAGGTTCTGTTGAGTGCATCGAAGCTATTAAAGCCAGTATGTCCTCAGAAGGGTTCAAAGGATACTTAAAAGGAAACATAGAGAAGTACCTGTGGAGATACGAACAAAAAGGGAAACCTTTGCAAGACCTGAGCAAATGCAACTGGTACTTGACAAGGTTAATAAAGGAAATTACAAATGAAAGTAATTGAAGGGAAGTTTAATAAGAAAGAAGTAGTCACGGTTCCTCAGGTGTTTGCTTCTATTTGTAAAACAGAGAACTTAGAGGATTACACAGACGCTTTCTGTTTCGCTAAGTCAGACGACTATGTGGTTATATCTTCTAACATGGAAGCGCACGAGTTGTACTTCTTATTTGACCAACTAAAAATGACAATACTAACTAACGGAGAATACGAAGTCTAATGGATGCCTACCAACAATACATACACAAATCAAGATACGCCCGGTACTTACCTGAGGAGCAACGCAGAGAGTCGTGGGGAGAAACTGTCAATAGATACTTAGACTTCTGGGTAGAAAAAGATAAGCTCACAGCCAAAGAAGCTGAAGACATTTTCAGGCAGATACATGGGATGGGAGTAATGCCCAGCATGAGAGCCTTGATGACAGCAGGAGAAGCTTTAGACAGAGACAATGTAGCCGGTTTTAACTGTGCCTACTTACCCATTGACCACCCTAAAGCCTTTGACGAGATGATGTACGTCCTCATGTGTGGCACAGGCGTAGGCTTCAGTGTAGAACGACAGTACATACAAAAGTTACCAGAAGTAGCAGAGGAGTTACATGCAACCGATACAGTTATACACGTCGCTGACAGCAAAATTGGCTGGGCAAAAGCTTACAGAGAACTTATCTCAATGCTCTTTGCTGGTCAAGTGGCGAAGTGGGACGTATCTGGAGTTAGAGCTTCAGGGGAACCCCTTAAAACCTTCGGCGGTAGAGCGTCAGGTCCAGAACCTCTTATCGACTTATTTCAGTTTACAGTCGAAATCTTTCGAGGGTCTATTGGCAGAAAACTTAGTTCCATCGAGTGTCACGATATCTGCTGTAAGATTGCACAAGTCGTCGTCGTCGGAGGGGTTAGACGATCCGCTCTTATCAGTCTCAGTAACCTCACTGACGACAGAATCAGACGGTGCAAGTCAGGGCAGTGGTGGGTAGACAATCCACAACGAGGCTTGTCAAACAACTCCGCTTGTTACACAGAGAAGCCTGACTTTGAGGCTTTCCTGAATGAGTGGCAGAGTCTGTACGAGTCACGCTCAGGTGAACGTGGTGTCTTTAGTCGTGTTGCTAGTCAACGACAGGCGGCTAAGAACGGACGTAGAGACGCTACAGTTGACTTTGGGACTAACCCTTGCTCAGAGATCATCCTTAGACCGTACCAGTTCTGTAACTTGTCAGAGGTAGTGGTAAGACCTGAGGACACACTCAAGACGCTTAAGGAGAAAGTCAAGACCGCTGCTATCTTAGGGACGTTACAGGCTACACTGACCAACTTCAGGTACTTGCGTAAGATATGGCAAGACAACACAGAAGAAGAAGCACTCCTTGGTGTGTCACTGACGGGTATCATGGACCACCCTGTTATGTCCGGTAGGAAGAAGCAAGCAGAACTAAAGCAGTGGCTTACGGAGTTAAAAGAAGAAGCCATAGAGACTAACAAGAAGTGGGCAAAGCGTCTGGGGATAAACGTCAGTACTGCCATTACCGCTGTTAAGCCTTCCGGTACAGTCAGTCAGCTTGTGGACAGTGCGTCAGGCATCCACCCACGTTACTCTGAGCAGTACGTTAGAAGAGTCAGGGCAGACGCTAGGGACCCGCTGTGTGGTGTCTTAGAAGCTGCTGGAGTCCCTGTAGAGGACGACGTGATGTCTGCCACTACTAAGGTCTTCTCCTTCCCGGTGAAGTCACCTAAGGACGCTATAGTGGCTACTGACATGGGTGCTATGGAGCAGTTGAATCTGTGGGAGATATATCAGGACTACTGGTGTGAACACAAGCCGTCTATGACTTGCTACTACAGAGACGACGAGTTCCTAGAGGTAGGACAGTGGTTGTACAACAAGTTCGACAAGGTTAGCGGCATTAGCTTCTTGCCTTACGCTGAACACTCCTACCAACAAGCTCCTTACGAACCTGTGGACAAGGCGACTTACAGCAATCTAGTAGCAAACTTTCCTAAGTCTATTGAGTGGAACGTGTCAGAAGCTTCGGACATGACAGAGGGTTCACAGCAGTTGGCTTGTACTGGCAACAGTTGTGAGATTTAGGAGTTAACTTAGGGGTCTTAACGGACCCCTTCTTCTTCCTGTTTATTAGTCATACCAAACGCACCGGCAGATGTTAACAACATGCCTTTGTTTCGTTGGTTTTCTGCTTTCAACACTGCGGCACTAGGTTTGTAATCTACAATGTCTTGCAGGAGTTCTTTTGGTTTTCGTGTGTCTACTCGTTCTCCTTTAGGATGACTGTATGTTATTCCTTGTCTTTTTCCTACTACGTCATAGACCATAGGTGGAGTAACAGCAACTAAACGATTAGGTAATAAGTGACGCATTGCGCTTAAAGTAGGTAAAACCGGAAGTGCTTTCTGGATTTTTCCCGCTATGCCTTCAAATAGATTATGCTCATCTGACATAACACCTATTATTTTACCGTTAGGTGTTACTTTGCTTATGTAGTTAATTCCTCCTTCTGTAAGAGCCTGTCCTGCCATAGCACCTGTAACCCAAACTCCACCGTCTTCTGCTGTACCTTTGACTGTAAACTCACGGTCTGTTCCTTTGCTTGCTTTAGCATCAACTTCTAGTTTAGCTAAAAGCTGTTCAGGAGTCACTTTGTTAGTGTTTTCAAATATGTTTTTTACTGTTGTGTTATAACTAGCCCTTATTAAAACATCGTGGTAGTGACCACCAAATGTAGCGTCTCCTGCGCTGGGGCGTTTAATAACAAGAATAGGGTTGTCTGCACCGGAGAAAGGAATGTCTCCTCTAAACGGTATAGCCGAAGATTCTTTCCACACTGTGCTGAAGTGATCTTCAATAAAATCTAAATCGCTATCAGGCATTTTTAAAGGCATCTTTTGTTTATTCCCTGTTGCGTCTAGCGCATAGGGTTTCAGTTTGTTTGCTTTTATTATGTCAGAGTAAGCACCGGGATAATAATCAGCAGCTTCTACAAGATCAGACCTACGCATAAGCTCGTCTAAAAAATCAGTACCTCCTTTCCTACCAGACTGACTGTGTATTCTTGACGAGAATTGAGCTTGAGCTATTCCTCTGCGCTCTCCACCTATTTCTGGTATTTTACCTATCTTGTCAAATTTTTCCATAAGCTTGTTTATAGAAGGAATCTCAGATAAACTTTCTTTCAATTTGGTTTTAGCTGCTATTTTAGCGTTGTTTATTTTACGAGGAGTCCAAGAAGGAGCTTTAGGTTTCTTAGGATTTATTGCTTGATCTATTATTTCTTGTGTTGCTCTTGTAAACCCTTGTTCTCTGTACATTGCTCTTGATCTT